TCGTGCATGCTGAAAAAAACGAAACGTATTCGGTCCCGGTCTACGCCTCGTCCACCAACCAAGAAGGAGCCGCCCCGTGAGCATGACCGCAGAAGCGCTGCCGCAAGAGATTCGCCGGCATGTTGGAAATCACGCCCTCGGCACTGACGATCTGGCCACTGCCCTCCTCCCCTTCATCGAGCGCCACATCGCCGAGCGAGTCGGCAATCTGGCACAGGCCTGGGCTGGCGTGACGCTGACGCTCAGCGAGGTTGCGCCGGGGTGGATGAATCATCCTGTCGGCAAGGAATGGGATGCGCCGTCGGCAGCAGTGGAGGCGATCCGCCACATCGCCGCCGGGCAGCAGGGCGCAATGTCGGCATGGGTCGGCGACATGAAGACCAGCGCCGGGATGGATTACTACGTGTGCGTCGGGCACGGCAAGGATTGCGGCGAGCACATGACGCCGAACGTGTACAAGATCCGAGGCCGCGCTGAATACGATGTCGCGTGCTGGAATCATCTGTTCGGCCTTTGCGAAGCGCCAGATATCCTCGCGTTCGATACCGACGAGCCGACCGCCACGCCCCAGCCGCCCAAGCCTGCGGACTCCGATCTTCGCGCAGCATTCGATGATCTGGTTTGCACCGTTGATGCCGTCGCGAACTCCGGGGATTACGTGCTCAGCGACCCAGCAGCCTACGCATTGCAAGGCGCGCTTGAAGATGCAAAGCGAGTTCCAGAGGCCAAGCCTGCGGGCGCGGTGCCGCTGCCGGAGTGTGACGTTGATGTCGTAACCCTTGCAGGGGTCCGCGTACTAGCCTACACGCCCGACGGGCTTCGAGAATACGGCGACGCCCGCGAGGCCGCAGCCCGTAGCGCAGGGCGCGCAGATGCGGTGCCGGGCGGGTGGTCTGGCTGGGCGACGCAATATCCGGACAAATTGCCGAAGTTGTTCGGCGCTCTGGAAATTGCGGAACTGAACCACTATCCCGAGGAAGGTGCGCGCCTGATCTACCTGATCGAAGCCACACCCCTCCCCCGGCAGCCGGCAGCCGAGGACAATTTGCAGTGGGCGCTCGATCAAGGCGGAATCCTTGCCGATTGGTGCAATCAGGCCGGCAATGCGTTGAAAGCCCTCATGGCGGCCTATGAGCGGAAAATTAGGACCGACTGCGCTTTGGCCGATCTGGAATCGAAGCCGTGGCGCTGTGCCGAATATGTGCAGGCCGAGGAGGCCATGCGGGCGAAACCGGCACCAACCGTGAACTTTGAGCCCGCAGCCGTCAACCAGCAGATTAAGGTGGTCGGTTATCGTTGGCGCAATTCGGATCACCACCCTTGGACCCTTGGTGAGGCGGTCAGCGGCTTTGACCTCAACTCTCGCGAGATTGGGGCCGTAATTGAGCCGCTTGGAGTCATCAACCAGCAGATGACGACTCAGGGCGAGCGCGACATCGAGCTGGCCGATGCCGAGGCGCTGGAAAGGGCCGCGAACCTGACGTGCTCAAGCCTGCGCGGAACCGTCAACGAGCCCGGCCTGACTATCTGGAAATTCAATCGATCCGCGCTTGCGAATTTTGTGCGTGAAATCACCGGAGGCCAGGCCGATGCATGACCCCAACGCACTGAACCGGCTGGAATTCGAGCAGTGGGCGAACGAAAACCCAATCCGCGGCGAAACGAATCTGTTTCGCTATCCAGATGGCCGCTATGCCTCTCCCGACACAGGGATCGCGTGGTCAGCGTGGCAAGCCGCCGAACTCCGCACCCTCGCAGCGCAGTCCGCCACCCCGGCCGCGCGGGCGGTGCCGGAGAATTCTGAGGCGTTGGCAAAGGAAATGATGGCGCTATCCGACAAAGCCGGTAGCGCTGGCGAGACCGATATCAGCGACACGTGGTGTGCTGCTTCGCTCATAGTAAGCCGGCTCGCCAGAACCACCCCGCAGCATGCCGGGCCGGCGGTGGATGATGCGATGGTGGAGAGGGCGCTGGCCGAATGGTTCGCCGATGAAAGCGGGCGCGACGATGGCCCCGAGACTTCGTGGGCCGCAGTCCAAAAAGAGTACGAAGATGGCGGGGAGAACTTCAGGGTTGGCATGCGCGCAGCCCTGACCGCTGCCCTCGCACAGCCGGCCGATGCGGATGCGGATGGTGTCAAATGAGCCACTGCCCAAGCAATGGCAAGCCGTGCTGCGATGATCTTTGCCGCAACGGCGGATGTTTGAAAACAGGCACGGAGATGCTGCAGCTTTGCCCGGCGTGCAACCAACTCACCAACACCGATGATTCTAGCTGCCTGTGCGGAGATGACGATTATCCGAGATATGAAGCGGAGGACGAGGGATGACCCGCCCGACAGATTCGAGCATCGCCCGCGCGTTCTGGTTTCTCGTCGAATCGGCACGTATTCATGAGAAAGCCAATGGACGGACTGAGTCAGTCCGCATTCGCAGCGTTATTCGGGCTGCTGCCAAGTTCGACGCCGAGAGTCCCGCCGGCCCAGCGCGGGACAGTGAGGAGATATGCGACTGCGGATACGTGCGCGGGTCGTTCGGGTGCGATGACGCGCATAAAATTGCGCCGAAAGTACCCACGTCCCCGGAACGTGTACAGATTCCGGCCGAAAGTAAGCACGTCCAATGCCCCAGGTGCCCCGCGCACATGCCGGTCGGGCTGCACTGTGGCGGCCCCAACTGCCCGCTGAGGAAATGATGATGACCGAAGAACTGAAGCCCTGCCCGTTTTTGCGGAGCCGTTGACCTTGTTGACATGATGCCGAATGGATTTCGGAGTTATGTAGCAATGGAATGCAAGAACTGTGGGGCAGAAGGTCCGGCAGAGGATACGGAAGCAAAGGCAGAAGCCGCGTGGAGCCGTCGCGAACCGCCCGCCGACATCGCCCTGCTGAGCCTCCTAGCCGACATCCGCGCAGCAGCCGGCGACCCTACGGCCAAGCTGATGCAATCGGAGCTGGTCGAGCTGATCGCGGCGCTGCGGGCGGATGCGGAGCGTTGGGACAGGACCCGGGCGCCAAGAGGAGACGGCCCATGTCCGCTTCTCTGGATGACGGATACGGATAACACCGTTTTCGGCGATCCGCTGACCGGAATTCATGCCGACGCCGCAATCGACGCCGCAAGGGCTGCCAAGTGAAGCGCGGCAGATCAACCGGCAAGCCGACAGCCGCGCAGGTCTCCCGGTTTGACGCCATCCGCGAGGCCGGTTGTCTGGTCGCGCAGATCCTTGGCATCGGCTGGCTGCCGGCAGAGATCCACCACCTGACGACCGGCGGGAAGCATGGGCAGAAGCGGCTAGGGCACGATGACTCAATCGGTCTGAACTGCTGGTCCCACCGTGGCGTGCCGCTGGACGGTTGGTCTGCGGAAAGGTGCCGTGACGTACTCGGCCCCAGCTACGCTCGTGAGCCCCGCCTGTTCCGGGAGCTGTTCGGCTCCGACGATGAGCTGCTCGCCCTGCAGAATCGCATTCTGGGCGACTGAGGTATCCTTCGGGCTCCAGACCGGAGCCCCGCCATGCTGATAACCGAGCCGTCCTACCTGATCGAAGCCCGCAAAGACATCGGGCAGCGGGAAACTCTCGGCCCGAACGATTCGCCATTCATCCGGGCGATGCTCAAGCGACTGAGCCTGTCGTGGCTGCTCGGTCAGCCGTGGTGCGGAACGATCATGGCCGATTGGCTGACCCGCACGGGCTACCCGGTGCCCGCCAAGGCCTTCAGGGCGCTCGCATGGGCCGACTACGGCATCCGCTGCCCCGGGCCTGCACAGGGCGCTATCGCGGTACTAACGCGCAAGGGCGGCGGGCATGTGGGCATCGTGACCGGCGTCACCCGCACCGGCTCCCACGTTCGCCTGCTGGGCGGCAACCAAGGCGACGCGGTGAAGGAAGCATGGTTCCCTGCCGACCGGGTTACGGCCTACCGACTTCCGGCTGGCGTCCAGCGCATCCCGACGACGATTGCCACGCTTGGCGCACTCTCCACCAGCGAGGTGTAGGGCTGGTATGATTCGCTCAAGCAGATGACGGAGTGCACGCCGTCTTGCCAGCCGATTACCTCAGTGGCAGAGGACAGGCCAGTCCTGAAGGCGCAGGTTCGACTCCTGCATCGGCGCTTCACCGGGTGAGCATTTTAACGGCAGACTGCTGGCCTCCAAAGCCGTGCGATGAGGGTTCGAGTCCTTCCTCTCCCGCCAAAGAAAAGCCCGGGACATGCCCGGGCGATTGCAGATCGGTCGGAAAGACTATCCGGGCTTGTCACCCATGTCCGGCCTCCGCGCGTGCTGCGGATGTGCGGGAGAGTATTTCGTTAGCTTCCTGTAACGCCTGATCGAGATACGCCTCGCTCCATGCGTGTCCACGATCATTGATTTCCACGGATACTGGATAGGCCGCGCCAGTGAAGATTCGCAGCGCTCCCCGCAGCGCCCCGACCTCCGCAGCCAGCGCATCACGCTCGGCGACCAGTGCGGCCTCTCGGGCAATCATGGGCTGCTGTCGGGCGCGGGATACTCGCGTTAAGTCCGTGAACCGTTGGCTGAGTAGACCTGACCAACGGCTGTGACCCGATGCCCGGCTCCGTAGAGCAGGAATTGGCCGCAGTGCTGAAGCTGGCCTCAGGCACGGGGTAGCTTCAGCTATGCCCTCAGCCCTCACCATAGAGCAGGGGTTGAAGGGCAGGACAGACTGGATTGGGCTCCTCGCCATTCGCACCGAAGTAGTGCAAAGTAGCCAGCCATGACGACAACCCCCACAAACGGCGATCCCAAGTTCCCCAAGGGGCACAAGAAGCTCGGCGGGCGCAAGAAGGGCACCCCGAACAAGGCGACGGCGACGCTCAAGGAGGCGATCCTCTTGGCGGCTGCTGGGGCGCACAAGGACGGCATGACCGGGTACCTGACGGACCAGGCCAAGAACAACCCGGCAGCGTTCATGACCCTGCTGGGTAAGGTGCTGCCGACCACGCTGGCCAATGACCCGACGAACCCCATGCCGGCGCCCCAGTTCATCGTCCAGCCGGTGGCCCCGAAGGGCGAATGAGCGCGCAGCTCGCCCCGCAGGTTGAGCTACATATCCCGGTCAAGCTGCTGCCGATCCTGAAGCCCAAGCGCTTCAAGATCATGCACGGCGGTCGCGGTGGCGGTAAGTCGCACACCGTGGCGCAGGTGCTGCTGATGCTGTCCATGCAGCGGAAGCTCCGGATCTTGTGCATCCGCGAGGTGCAGAAGTCCATCGCCAAGTCCTCGATGCAGGTCTTGGCCGACTACATAGAGCGGCTGGGCCTATCGGCCTACTTTGACGTCCAGAAGACGACGATCATCTGCCGGACAACCGGCTCGACGTTCGAATTCTCCGGCCTGCAGGACCACACGGCCGACTCCATCCGATCGTTTGAAGGTGCAGACATTGTCTGGGTCGAGGAAGCGCACAGCGTCACCGCCAACAGCTGGAACATCCTGATCCCGACCATCGTGCGCAAGCAGACGGCGGAAATCTGGGCGACGTTTAACCCGGACCAGGAAGACGACTACGTCTATCACCGCTTCGTGGCAAACGCCGACCCGAACGCATGGGTGTGTCAGATCAACCACCGGGACAACCCGTGGCTGTCTGAGGCGATGAACGACGAGCGGCTGACCCTGAAGGCAGCGAACGACGACCTGTACCAGCATGTGTGGGAAGGCAAGTGCCGATCAGCTGCGGGTATCCTGTTCAAGCGCCACTGGTTCAAGCGCTTCGACCTGGCGAGTTATCCCAGCCGGGTGAACCTGTACATGGCCAGCGACTACGCGGGCGCGCCTGACCCGGACGAACCGGATGCCGATCCCGACTGGACGGAGCATGGCGTCTGGGGCATCGACCCCAACGGCGACCTGTGGGCCAAGGATTGGTGGAGCGGGCAGGAAGACCCGAGCGTGTGGATCGCGGCCTTGATGGCGCTGTACAAGCGCCACAGCCCGCTGTACGCATTCGAGGAGAAAGGCGTCATCCTGCGCACCGTGGACGGATCGATCACCGAGGCGATGCGCCGCAACAAGAAGTACGTGGTCCGCGAGGCGCTGGCCTCCGCCGGCAACAAGGCGTCCCGCGCGCTGGGCTTCGCTGCCCGCGCTGCAGCGGGGACGGTCTGGATTCCCAACACCGAGTGGGGCGATAGGCTGATCAACCAGCTGTGCGCGTTCAATGGCCAGCAGGGACGCACGGACGACATGGTGGACGTGTGCAGTCTGGTCGGGCGGGGCATCGATATGCTGCAGGACGCCATCCCCGAGCCTGACCCCGAGGAACGGGGCGTCAAGCCCTTCACGAAAGAATGGCTGTATTCTTCCGAAAAGCGCGAACCCGCGAAGAGGTATTGACGTGAACCAGACGGTGGAAGTGGTGCAGGCGTCAGTGGACGCGACGAGCGAGGTCGGCGAGGACGAGCGCAAGCTGGTTGTAAAGCTGGCGAAGCAGGTAGCGGACGCGCGCAAGGCCGACAGGGTGTTCCGGGCCAGGGTGATCCGCGATCGCGCTGTCGCCGATGGCCGGGCATTGGAGGGGTTCGAGGTATCGGCCCAACTGGTCGCCGCGATCATCGACACGCTGATCCCCTTCATCTACGCCAAGGACCCGGACGTCGATGTGGTGCCGGAGGACCAGACGGCCCCGCCGTACAAGCCGCGCGTGTATCCGCCGCAGGCTCCGGTGTCGCCGACCATGCAAACAGGCCAGCCGGCGGGACCCGAGCAGCAAGCACTCTTCGATCAGCAGGTTGCGCAGTACGAGCAGGAGTTGGCCGTCTACCTGCAGCAGCAGGATGCGGAACGCCAGCAGGCCGACGAAGAACGCATGCACCACGACTTTGTGCGCCGGCTGGGCCAGACCATCGAGATCGTCGTCTCCCGCATGTGGCGCAAGGCACGCTTGAAGGCCGAGGCGAAGCCCTGGGTGCGTTCTGGCCTGACCACAGGCGAGGGATGGGTGAAGGTCAGCCTACAGGGCGACTTGATGGCCGACCCGAACGTGCAGCGCGAGCTCTACACGCTGCAGGAGCAATTGCAGGCGATCACCACGCTGGAGACGCAGCTGGCCGAGGGCGAGATCCAAGATCCTGCTCCAGACCGCGCCCTGCTGGAAGCCAAGATTGCCGGAGCACAGGCCCGTCTGGAGACCTACGTCGGCAGGTGCCTTGCGGTCGATTGGGTGGACACGCTCGACATGCAGTGGCCGCACAGCCTGCGCAAGATCAGCGACTACGTGCGCTCGCCGTGGGGTGCGGACTGCACCTACATGACCCGCGAGGACGTGGCGGCCAAGTACGAGATCGATCCGAAGCGGCTGGAGAAGGCGACCTGTTGGCGCGCCCCAGACGAGACCGAGGCCGATTACACCGGCTACACCGACAACTTCATGCAGAACCCCGGAGACGGCGAGTTCTGGGTTAAGGCCGCCAGCGACGACACCCGGGGCATGCTGCGCGTGTGGGAGCTGTGGAGCCGGGCCGACAACATGATCTACACATGGGTCGACGGCTGCGAGTTCTGGGCACGCAAGCCCATGCCGCCGAGGATCGACACCTCGCGCTTCTACCCCTACTTCCTGTGGGCGCCGTACGAGTGCGACGGTACGCGGCACCCGCAGTCGCTGGCTGGCCGGCTGGCCAAGCTACAGACCGAGTACGCCAGCACGCGGTCCAACGAAGCCGAGTCAAAGCGCCGCAGCAAGCCGGGCGTACTCTTCGATGCCACGAACTTCGATCCCACGCAGGCTGACAAGATCACCAACTCCGGAAATCAGGAATACACGCCGGTCAAGCCATTGAGGCCCGGCGAGCCGCTGGGCAACAGCTTCGCCCCCAAGGCGTACGCTCGCATCGATCCGGCCCTGTACGACACCACCAAGATCCGCTCCGACATGGAGACGATCAGCGGCGCGAACGAAGCACTGACCCAAGGCGCCAGCCCGCGCATCACTGCGACGCAGGCCGAGATCGAGCAGGCCGGCACGTCAGCCCGTACGGACTTCACCCGCGACGCGCTGGATATGGCGCTGGACGAGATGGCCGAGTATTCGGCAGAGCTGGCACTGGGCGGCTTCCCGCGCGAGCAGGTGCAGAAGTGGGCAGGCCCGCATGCGGTGTGGCCGAACACTGGCGATGTCGAGGACATTCGCGCGCTCGTGTACGTGGCGATCCGCGCCGGTAGCAGTGGCAAGCCGAACACGTCGGCCGAGCGCCAAGCGTGGTCAACGATCCTGCCGATGGTTCAGGGCCTGATGATGCAGATCGCCCAAGCCAACGGTGCCGACCCGCAGGAAGTGGCCGACAAGCTGAAGGAACTGCTGCGCGAGACCGTCTCCCGCGTCGGCGACCGCCTCGATATCGATCGCTTCCTCCCCATGCCGTCACCGGCTGCACAGGCCGGTCAGATGATGCAGCAACCCCCGGGCGGACCGCTGCCCGATCCAGGCGCGCAGGCTCCCGGCCCGTCGCCAGCTCCACCCCCTGTCCTTCCCTGACGAGAGAACCGCACCATGGACCCCGATATCCTGAACCAGACCAATGACCAGCATCCGCCAGCGGACGCAGCCGCGCCGACCGAACCCGCGACCACGGCGGCCACCACCGAAACCGAGCCGTCAGCGGTTGACCTGATCGCCGCAGCTGTCGGTGCCGAGCCGGCAACTCCGGCAGCCCCTGCGGCAGTTGCCGTGACGCCTGACCCGGCAGCCCCGCCGGTTGAGCTGACCGCCGAGCAGAAGGCAAAGGCCGAAGACGATCGCCTGACCGCCGAGGCCAAGGCATTCGGCATCACGAAGGAAGACACCACGGCCAAGTTCAAGGAGCTGAGCCGCGAGGCCGCCAAGGTCAAGGAACTGGAGCCGCGCATCACCGAGCTGACCGAGCGCGTCCAGAAGCAGGACGAGGTTTTCTCGTTCATGGAATCCAACGGCGTGACCGGCGACCAGTTCGGCCAAGCCGTGGCGGTGCTGTCCCACATCAACAGCGGCGACCCGGTGCGCCTGCAGCGCGCATACGAAGCGCTGGGAGAACAGATGGCGGCGATCGGCGCCAAGTTGGGGCTGGAGGCTCCCGGCTACGACCCGCTGGCCGCGCATGCTGACCTGCAGGCCAAGGTGGCGAACATGGATCTGTCGCGCGAGGACGCGCTCGAGATCGCGCAGGGCCGGCAGCTTCGCACCGCAGCGACCACGCATTCCAGTCAGCAGGGAGCGCAGACGATCCAGCAGCAGGAGATCGCACAGGCAACACGCGATCTGACCGCTCTGGAGACGCACCTGCGAGCCACCGATCCGCAGTTCCCGGCCAAGTGGGCAGCCCTCGGGCCGACGCTCGTGCCGCTCCTGAGCAGCCTTCCCTTGACCCAGCGTGCAAACGCATTCCGGCAAGCGTATGCTGCGTTCCAGTTGCCGGCGCCCCCGGCAGCGCCGGCAGCAATCAGGCCGGACCCGGCGAACCCGGGACGCCCGGCGATGGGCGCAGGCGCCAAGGCTCCTGCAAACTCCGCCGAAGCGATCATGCCGGGCTTGCAACTCGGCAGTTGATCGCACAAAAGGCGCCGAATGCCACGGCGCCGCCACGCCAGCAAGAGCCGGGGTTGCAGCCGGTAGGCACAGGAATAACCGGGCGTTGTGCCTCCGGGAGCGTGAGAGACCTAACCCCTCTTTCATTCACTCTCGGAGCGCATTCCCATGCCCTGGACCCCCCAGCAACTCGCCGATGCGAGCTTCCTGTCTCTGGACTACTTCGTCCGCAACAAGCCGCCGGTCGATCAGATCAACATCGCCCACCCGTTCCTGCAGCTGCTCGAATCGAGCAAGATGCCGTTCGACGGCGGCAAGCAGTACATCGTCCACCAGATTTACAAGTCGAACGACGACAATACCGCGTGGTTCGGTTCGGACGATCAGGTCGGTTACAACAACCGCAAGAACATCGTGCAGGCTTCGTTCCTGTGGTCGAACGTCCACGGCGGCTACAGCCTGACCGAGGAACAGTTGCTCCAGAACGGCATCAGCGTCACCGACAACATGTCCGTGACCCCGACCCGCGAGGAAGTCATCCAGCTGTCCAACATCCTCGACGCCAACAACATGGCGATCAAGGAAGGTCACGACGCATTCCTCGACTACCAGCTGTTCCTCGACGGCACGCAGAGCACCGACGCTGTGCCGGGCTTGGACGCCCTCGTATCCACCACCCCGACCACCGGCACCGTCGGCGGCATCAACCGCGCGACTGCTGGTAACGAATACTGGCGGAACAACGTCAATACCGGCATCTCGACCGCCACGGCCGGCAACCTGACCGAAGCCATGGAAATCGAGTGGCGCAAGTGCACGCGCTACGGTGGCGAGCAGCCCACGGACATCCTCGTCGGCTCCAAGTTCCTCGACGCCTACCGCAAGGATGCGAAGGACACCGTCGATCGCCAGATCATCATGCAGGGCAACGGCCGCACCAGCCCGAGCATGAATGCGGGTGTGACCGGCATCTTCTTCAAGGGTGTCGAGCTGACGTGGTGCCCGGTCCTCGACCAGCTGGAAGCTGATTTCCCGGGCTCGACCATCGACTGGGACAAGCGCTGCTACATGCTCAACAGGAAGCGCCTGCAGCTCAACCCTGCCAAGGGCCAGTGGAAGGTGCCGCGCAAGCCGCCGCGCGTCTACGACCGCTACACCCACTACAGCGCCATGACCTCGCGCTTCGGCATGGGCATCACCAAGCCGAACACGATGTCGGTCCTGTCCATCGCCTGACCGCAACGGGAGGGGCCAAGCGCCCCTCCCTCACCACGGAGACCTGAAACAATGAAGACCATCACCCTCGTGACCGGCTTGGCGCTGACTTCGACCTCGGCGACCACTGCGGTCACGCTGCGCGACACGCCACTGCTGCCCTATCGTTCGGCGACCGTGGAAGTGGAAGTGGCCGGCGCCACCGGCACCACCACGATGCTGATCGAAGGCTCGGAGAACGGCGGCACCAGTTACAGCACGCTCGCTACCATCTCCATCCCCGCAGCCAGCCCGGGCATCAAAACCACCGTCAAGGCCTACCCGACCATGCGCGTCCGCAACTCGGTCGCGGGGTCGGCCGGCACTGCCAATGTATACCTGGAGGCCGTCTGATGAAGCTCCTTTACTTCCGCTGTGTGGTCGTCCGCGACGCGATGACCAAGATTCCGAAGCAAGGCCCGCTGTGGGAGCTGGAGCTGCTGAAGGAAATCTACGGCCAGGGCGGACTCGAAGACATCGAAGAGTTTGAGTTCGAAGTCCGCGAGCCGCTTCCGCCGGACGAAGAGATGGGCCGGCTGGCCAAGAACTACGGCCGGGACAAGGACTCAAAGATCCCGTATGCCGAGATCACGTTCGGTCGCGGCGCGGCGGGTGTTCGAATGCTCGCGCAGTCCATGAAGGGCAGCATCGTCGAAGAGAAGCCGGCCAAGAAGGCCGACAAGAAGGCCGACAAGAAGGCCGACAAGAAGGCCGACAAGGACGCACCGGAAGGCGACAACCCCGCGTGACCTACTGGCGGGGCTGGGAAACCGGCCCCGTCTCCACTGGAGAGCAGCATGGCAGGCGGCAGCAACGGTCCAATCATCGTCAATGGCGGCAGCGCGGACTACGACCGGCCGATCTGCTACAACGCGCCTGTCAGCTACGACACGGGCGAGTTCATCGATCCGCGCTCCAAGACGCTCTCCCAGCTGCGCCGCGATCTGCTGATCCGCTTGGGCTATTCCGCGCAGGCGTCGAACCCGCCGCCGGGCATGCCGGACCTGCTGTCGAGCTTCCTGCAGTCCGCCAACCTCGAACTGTACGAGCGCTATCGCGTCATGCACCGCGTGCTGTGGTTCGGCTGGACGACCATCGTCGGCGAGCGCTTCTACGACATCCCGATCAACTGCACCAAGTACCTCGACCCTCGCCACATCACGCAAGCGTGGATGCAGGATGACGAGACATGGGTACCGCTGATCGCTGGGATCGACCCAAGCACCTTCAATATGACCGAGAACGCCCGGCCGATCTGGTACGAGATCCGGCAGGCGATTGAAATCTGGCCGGCGCCTGACGCTGCCACCTACATCCTGTGGTTCAAGGGTGACTATGGCCCACACGACTTCACCGGGGACGATGACTATCCCGCAGTCGATGCCCAAGCGGTGTTCCTGCACGCCCTGGCGCGCGCGAAACGCCACTACGGCCAGCCGGACGCCAACGGTTACGACCGAGACCTCGAAATCCTGATCGGCAACTACACCGCCGGCACGCACACCACGAAGAAATACGTCCCTGGTTCGAAACCGCTCCCGCCCAGGACCCGCCCCATCCGCCAGTAAAGAGGCCACCATGTCCACTTCCATCCTCGCCGTCGGCACCACTGCGGCCACAAGCTCCTCAGTTACGGTTGCCGTCGGTGCGCCTGTCACTGTCGGCCTGTTCGTCACTGGCGGCGGCACCATCCCGTACATCGAGGACCCGGTGCTGTGCGATATCGAAGACCCGAATCTGGCGTTCACGCAGACCAGCGTGATCCTCGACAGCCGTGATCCGGTCGCCCTGCTGATCGCCCCCGGCGTCTACCGCTTCCGGCGTCCAGTGACGGGCAACGTATCCGTCGGCGTCTTCCGGTCCTGACCGATGATCGCCCTGCCGATCGCCTGCGGTATTACCGGCGACCGCCTGATCGAAGGCGGCACGCTGCTGCCTGACCTGGCCATCGCCGGGATTGGCCTTTCGCTCGGGCCGGAGTTGCTGACCAATGGCGGCTTCCTCACCGATACCGTATGGGTCAAGGGCGTTGGCTGGGTGATCGCTGCAGGCCTTGCGACGGTGACCCTACCGGCTGCGGCTTCCGGCCTGACGCAAGCCGTGAGCGTCATCGCTGGCAGGACGTATCTCGCATCCTTCACGCTATCCGGCTACGTGGGCGGGTCCATCCGGACGAGGCTGCAGAACTCGGGCGTGATGGTCTCGAATCAGCCATCTTTCATCGCCAACGGCACCTATTCCACGCTCCTCGTGGCAACCGGGGCCGGAAACGAGTTTGCGTTCTTCGCGCCGAACTCGCTGGCCAGCCTGTCCGTCAGCTCCGCATCGCTGCGGCTGGTGATCTGATGCGCGCGGTCACGCTCTCGGCACAGAAGGCAGGCATCAGCCGGCTGCGGGACAAGGGCGGCGCATCGCCGCAGACCCTGTACACCCTGCTGAACGGCTATGTGACGACGGCAAAGACCCTGCGCGCGCGTCCTGGCCGCACGAAGGTCGCGACCGCACAGCCGGGCACCGTGGGCCTGACTGCGTTCAACAGCCAGTTTTATGTGTTCGCGGCGACCCTGATCGCGCAGATCGATCCAGACGTGACGTGCGTCGCGCTGCCGCACCCGTCCAACCCTGCGCGCACGCTGGCCCGCATCCACTTCGCGCAGGCGTTCCTTGGCCGGCTGTACGTCGCTGCCGAATTCGACAACGGCGAGATCTTCCACTACTGGGTGACGAACGCGGCCGCATGGCAGGCGTCGACTGTGTACGGCTACCTGCAACAGGTCCAACCCACCACGATCAACGGCTTCTACTACGAGGCTTCGAACGTCTCATCGGTCATCTCGTGGTCGTCTGGCGTGACCATCGAGGTCAACGACGAGCGGCAGCCCAAGGTCTACAACGGCTTCAAGTACCGCGCGATCACCGTCACCGGTACCGCACCAGTCAACACGTCGGAGACGGAGCCCGTGTGGCCAACCGTGGAAGGCGGGACAGTGGTTGAGTACAGCTACGGCGGCACGCTGCCAAGCTCGACACCGCCATCCCCCACGCCGACCTACCCGCCCGGCGTTGATTTTGAATATGCCCCGTTCCCGCCTGGGTCGGAGCGTCCCTGATGGCGACCGTTGCGCTCTGGAGTGCTGGGCTGGTCGCGGTTGCCGATCAGGTCGTTGCGCCTGTCTCGCCAAACGGCTTTGTGTACAAGGCGACCGTCGCTGGCACGACAGGCACTGCGGAGCCTGCGTGGCCGCTGGTGGCCGCTGGCACGGTCGTTGACGGCACGGTGACGTGGGAAGCGGTCACGGCGACGGCGATCACATGGCAGGCTGTGGCGCTGTACAAGGCCGGCGCGAGCGAACCGGTATGGCCGACGACCCCGGGCCTGACCGTTGCGGACGGGACGATTACGTGGCGCTGTGTCGCACCGAACGTCGCAGACACGAAATGCCCGAACACGAAGCAGGTCATCATCGCGGCGTCCAAGGTCTTCGCGATCAGTGGCGACGTCGTGCGCTACAGCGCGACGAACAACCCGGGCGACTGGAGCACGCCGAACGACGCGGGGTTCCTGCCGACCGGCCTGCAGTCTCAGGTGGACCCACTGGCGCAAGCGCTTGGCCTGTATCGCGGAAACCTCGTCGTCCTGTCCTCCGGCGAGTTCCAGGCGTGGAAGATCGACCCGGACCCGGCGCTGATGTCGTTGCTGGACAACATCCCCAGCATCGGCACGATCTACTACCGCTCGATGGCCTCGGCTGCCGGCGAGCTGTATTTCCTGACCCAGCAGGGCGTGCGGTCGGTGTCGATCGCGGTCGGCGCGACGAACCTGCAGGCGGGCGACGTCGGTACGCCAGTGGACACGCTGATCCAAGCGGAGCTTCCAGGGTCTGACCCCATCGGCTTGTATTACCCCGGCTCCGGCCAGTTCTGGCAGGTGTTCGGCGCGCGGGCCTACGTGTACACGCAGAGTCGCATTGGCGGCATCGGCGCATGGAGCATCTACGAGTTCCCGGGCGCCATCGACTACACCGCGCAGCGCGACGGCAAGCTGTACGTGCGCACCGGGGACGATATCTACCTGATCGACGAGACGACCGGGCAGGACGACGGTGCTGCAGTCCCCAGCATCGTGCGGTGGCCGTGGCTGGACTTCGGCCAACCGGGTCAGCAGAAGATGATGATCGGCATCGATCACGTCGGCTCCGGACTTCCGCAGGTATCCATCGGCTACGACGAGAGCAACGTGGCGGCCTTCACGGCCCCGTACACGATCAGCCCGGACACCCAGCCCGGCCAGATCATCCCGATTCCGGTCAGCGGCCCCAGCTTCTCCGTGCGCTTCGACTACGCCGGCACGACTGGGCGCTGGGAGCTGCAGGCTACTACGATGTACCTGCAGGACCAGAGGTTGACCGCATGATCCCGCCCCCGCGCAAGAAGTGGAGGCTGGAGACGCCGACACTGCGCGACCTGATCGTGCTGTGCGCGCAGATGCGCCCGGACGAGATCGACCAGTACATGGCGATGACCGGCGCGACCGAGTTCGACTTCGAACGCGCGGCAGTCGGCCTTTATCAGACTCCGGGCGTGCGGTTCCTGCTGGTCAACGCTGCGGGCCAGACGCTCGCCGCCGGCGGATTCCAGGAAGTCCGGGCGAAGGTGTGGCGCTCGTGGCTGATCGGCACTGACGCGGCATGGACGGACCACTGGCGCTCGATCACGGAAGCCTCGCGCTTCGTGGCCGAGTGCCTGTTCGAGGACGGCGCGCAGCGGATCGAGGACTACATGCTGGCCGAGCGCACCGACTCCGCGAAGTGGTGCGTTCACGGGCTGCATATGCGGCTGGACGGCGTGCTGCCAAACTATGCCTCGGACGGTCGAGATGTCGCCGTCTACAGCCGAACCATCAAGCAGATCAGAGAGGAGGCGGCCCATGGGCAGCGGCAACGACGCGCAGCGTGACGCAGAACGCGCGGAACGCGAGCGCCAAGCGGCGATCCAGAATACCCAGCGCCGCGTCGAGGGGATCTTCAGCGCACCCCAGCGCGAGAAGGACATCGCCGACTTCTTCAACGCGACGCGGCAGTATTACCGCACAGATGCCGACCGGCAGCAGGGCGACGCGGCGCGCAACACGAAGTTCGCATTGGCGCGCTCCGGCGTGACAGGCGGCTCATTCGACGTGGACACGAACGCCCGACTGTCGGAGACCTACCAGCGCGGGCTGCTGGAGGCGGATCGCCGTGCGCAGGGTGCCGCTGCCAACCTCCGCGCAGCCGACGCAGATGCGAAGTCCCGCATCTTCCAGATGGCGCAGTCCGGGCTTGACGCCACGACGGCCGCCAACCAGGCGTCGCAGGCGCTGCGGCAGAATCTGGACATGGGCCGCGTCGACGCCAACGAGCGATCGATGGGCGACCTGTTCAGCCGGTTCGGCGACATCTACACCAGCTCGATCAAGCGGGACGAGGACAACCGGGCGCAGAAGTACGTCTACAACACGTCCTACGCACCGCGATCCCAGTCCGGCGGCGGCATGGGAGGGGGCATCTGATGGACATGACCGTCTCCGACATCACCAGCGTCACGCCGTCCATCGAGCAGATACAGGCGCTGCAGGGAGCCATGCGCGCCGGCCCGACCATCGAGCTGGAGGTGTTCCACCACTTCACGGACGGCGCCTACGTGCGCGAGCTGCGCATGCCGGCGGGGACCGCGCTGGTCGGCAAGATGCACCGCACCGCGCACGCCCTGATCGTCACCGGCGATGTCACCATCATCAACGGCGGCGCGCGGGAGCGGATCACCGGCACCCGCGTGCTGCACACCGTGCCCGGCACGAAGCGCGCGATCGTGGCGCACGCCGACAGCGTGCTGATCACCATGCACGTCACCCCGGAAACCGATGTCGACGAAATCGAGCGTGCGATCATCGTCCCCGAACATCTCGAACTTACCTACCTCCGCCAACTGGAAGGGAGCGCATCATGAGCTGGGTTGCCACCGCCGTCGCAATCGCCGCCGCCGCCGCATCGGCCTACAACACCAACCGTGTCGCCAAGAAGCAGGACCAGGCGGTCGCGCAGGGCATCCGCGAGAAGTCGAGGGTGCAGCGCAACGCGGACGCGAAGATCGCCGACGAGCTGACGAACTTGGAGCGCTCGACCAGCGCGGACGAGCAGCAGACCACGCTGGGCCAGTATCAGGACGCCCTGCGCGGCACGGAGCGGCAGGCGCAGGCAGGCCAAGCGCTCGCGGGGCTGTCCAAGGAATACGACGCAGCCACCGGCACGGCGCAGGGGCGCACAAGCGACTATCTGTCGCAGGTCGTCAATTCGTTGAGCCGAATCGACGCAGCTGGTCTCCAGCGGCAGGGCGAGGGCATGCGGATGAACGATCTAGGCGCAAACCTGAGCGTGCTTGGTCGCGAGGCTGGCGGCATCGATTACCTCGCGAATCTGCGCGCGCAAGGCATTCGTCGGAACCCTGCGATCGACGCCTTCGCTGCCGGGCTGAACGCTTACGGCGGCGGCCTTGGTGGTGGTGGCGGTGCGAAGTCATCGCCTGACCTTTATGGTGGAGCGTACCGTACAACCGGAAGTGGGGCTGGCTGGCGCAACGCTTACGGCGGGGGAGGTTGACATGCCACTCGAAACCGGGAACATGGGCGGCGTCGGCGATCTGGTGAAGGCGCTGACCGGACGCGGCGCGATCCGCCAGCAGGCCGAGGCTGATGCTTGGAAGCAGGCCGACAACATCGGGCGGGCCAAAAAGGCTGCGGCGGAAGCCGGCATTGCCGAGGACGAACTGCTGCAGCGCGGCGGTCTTGCGGAAGCTCTGACGGCGCTTGGCTCCGATCCGAATCTCGCGGCGGTCATGCGCGGCGGGTTCGCGAACTTCCCGCAGGCGATCCAAGGCCAGTCCGGACTCTACGACCTGCAGCAGACACGGCAAGCCGGCCAGATGGCCACGCAGGAAAACCCCGACGTCGCGATGATGAATCGCGTGCTGGCCGCGCGCACGTCCGGCGGCGGCCCGCTGAACCCGAACCAGGTGGACCCGGAAGGTCTGGCAGCCGCGTTGCTGGCGACCGAGCAGGCGCAAGCCGTGAACTACCGCGCCAGTGCAGACGCGACCGGACGCCGTGCTGCTGCCTATGAACAGGATGTGCGCTCTCGCGCCGACGATCGTCTGCTGGACAACGCTCGCGGCGGTGGGGCTCGCGTTCCAGGTGGCGCAGCTTCCAACACGCTGACGCCTGACGTGATGGAGATGTTCAAGGTCGCGCCTCCCGGATCTAAGCCGGGCACGCCTCGCGTCTTCGATGCGGCCAGCTATCAGCAATTCCTCGCTGACCGCTCTTCGATGGGCGGAATGGGGAATATCAGCGAAGACGCCCGTGCGTGGTTTGTCCGGCAGAACCCGGAAACCCGGAAGGTGCCGATCATCATCGACCCGACCAACCCGGCAAGCATGACTCGCAGCCCGCCCGCGCCGATGCGCGAACCGCCAGCGGGGGCAATCCAGAAGCTGCGGGCGAACCCGAATCTGCGCGTGCAGTTCGATGAATGGTATGGACCTGGATCTGCAGCTCGCGCGCTCGGTGGTCAGTGATGGCGAACGCATTTGAGGAATTCGGCCCGCCTGCTGCTGCGCCGCGCAAGAGCAACCGTGCACCGGATGGCGGCACGTTCTACGGCGACGTTCGCAGCGTCATCGAGCCGCATGGCGGGCGGATCACTTCGACCAATGGCGGCCGGCACAATGTCGGCAGCACGCACTACAGCGGCGGCGCGGTCGATGTCGGCATGGGCCGAGAGACGCCCGAGCAGCAGGAAACGATCAAGGCTCAACTGCTGGCCGCTGGCTATGAGGTGCGCGACGAGCGTTCGCGCCCACGCGGGCAGGTGGTATGGAGCGGGCCACACCTTCACATTACGCGACCGCGCGGCGGGTCTGGCGGTGGTGGAGGCGGTGGCGTGCAGGGAACACCGGCAGCAAACCCGTTCGCAGAGTTCGACACCGCACCCGCGCCAAGCCTTGCCGATATTGCCACCGGGCCCAACCCATTCGCGGAGTTCGACGCGCCCGACTTCTCCAACGTGCAGACGGCTATCGCCGGCACTGAAACCCCCGATTATTCGGCCGCGTTCACCGATGGCGTCGAAGATCCAAGCAGCCTCGGAAAGATCGGGCTGCGCGCGCTGGTCGGCCGAATTCCGACGCTGACCGCAAACCTCGTCGAGCTGCCCGGAAACGTCGCTGGCGCGGTAGGCGATGCGCTTGGCGGCACCATGATGGGGACCACGACCCGCGCAGGGTTCGACAAGGCGGGCGAGCTGGTGCGCGCGCTTGGCTACGAGAACGACATGCAGGCCACCGGCTATGGCGCACCGAGCGTTACAGGCGGACAAGTGCTGGACGCTATCAACCCGATGGCGGACGTGCCGCTGGGCGAGCGCGCCTCGCGCGTGGCGAACTTCATCCCGGAGACGCTGGTTGGCAGCAGCCCCGACATGCTGGCGGCCGTCGGCGCGCTGCCGGCGTACATCGGCGCACGCACCAACGAAGTCGCGGAGAACCGCGCGGCGAACGATCAGCGCGCAAACCCCAGCCTGACCGACCTTGCGGTCGCTGCGCCAGCTGCTACGGCCGAAAGCCTACTGGAGCGCCTGACGACCTTGCGCCTGCTCCCCGGCGGTGGTGGCGCTGCGGTACGCCCTGGCGTCGCTGCTGCGGCTGGTCGCGTGGCCAAGGAAACCGGCATCCAAGGCGCAACCGGCGCCGTCGAGGAAGCGATCCCCTATCTGGCCGAAACGCTGGGCACGCAAGCGCCGACAACCGGCCGTGGCTTGGCCGAAGCGCTGGCGACCGGGCTCGTGTCCGAAGGTGCGCTTGGCGGCGGTGCGCAGGGTGTCAAAGAAGCAGCGGCGGCAATCCCTGCTCGCGCGCAACCCGCACCGGCCAGCCTTGCCGACCTCGTTACACCGCCTCCCACCCTACCGGCGGTCGCGACCGAGGGTACCGCCTCCCCTCGTCAGGGTGACGCCCCGGCCGCGCCGCCGACCTCCTCAATTCCGGTCGAAAAACCGGAAGTCGCGCCGTCGCAGGAAAGGGTGACGCCAACTCAGCCGGAATTGGCGCAGTCCACTGCACCTATTCCCAAGGCTCCGGATATGGTAGCCGCGACCCGATCCATCGACGACCGCCTGACCGCGCTGGACGAGACCGCCGCCGGCCAGATCGACGAGTCCGAAGTCTCCGCGCTGAACACCGAACGGCAGGAACTGGACGACCTGCTGCGCGAGCAGGACCGCGCCAAGCGCGAGGGCATCGTGCAACCGCTGGACGCGCGCCTGTCGCCTGAAGAGCGCGCCACGGCCGACGCACGCCGCACCGAGATCGCCGCCACTCTGGAGCGCCACCGCGCCGCGCGCACGGCTGCCGATCAGGCACAACGCCTGCGGACCCGGCTGGAGAACACCGACAGCGACGCCGGCCTGTTCGAAGTCGCCCGCGAGATCAATCCGACGCTCGGCACACCACAGGCCGAATCCTTCCGCGCACCGGCTGTCAAGAACAACTCGACCCCGGAAATTCTGCCGAGTCCTCCGGCCGCTCCCGCTACGCCATCCGTATCGGCGCAGACCGCCGCCGCGCCGTCAAGGACAGAACCTCCGGTTTCCGGACCCGTTCTGTCCAATGCTCCGGATAGGGGTCAAAATGACCCCTATGTCGCGCCGTCGCGCGCTACCACGGAAGCCGCTCCGGCCGCTATGACAGAACCTCAGAATTCTCAGGGGGTTCCGTCCAATCCAGCTAGCTCGATGGAACCGGGTGGCGCCGTAACGCCGCGAGCCGACGCGCAGCGCGAGCTCCGGCGAACCGCTATAGAGGATTCGGAAAACGCTATTGCGGATTTGCCGCCGAAGCTGACCAGCCTGAAGAACGCCGTCACCGACGCCGAGCGCGTCGCCGAGGGCCGCGACCCGATCATCCGCGAGGCCCGCAAGGGCGACCGGGAGACCATCGACGCAGCGGTGCGCGCGGTGCGCGAGACGCCGAGTCTTGGCCGCGAGACCGCTGCGCGACTGGCCGAAGGTGGCCCGGTGGAGCTGAAGGACGAGGCCGTGCTGCTGGTGCACAAGGTCGACCTGCGCAAGCGCCGTGACGCCGCTGCTGAGCGCGCGCAGTCGCCGAACGTGTCCGAGGAAGCCCGCGGCATTGCCCGCAAGGAATATGACGATCTCGTGCAGCAGATCGACGAGGTGGATCAGGCCGCGAGCCGCACCGGGACCGAGGGTGGCCGCCTGCTTCGCTTCCGGCAGAGGATGATCGCCGAGGACTACAGCATGCCGGCGCTGGAGCGGAAGCTGCGCATGGTCGTGAATCGCGACCTGAAGCCCGCCGAGCAGACCGAGATCAAGGAACTGGCCGACAAGGTCGCCACGCTGCAGCGCAAGCTGGACGCCGTGGAGAGCCAGCAGGCGAGCGCGCAGGTCGCCGAGATGCTGGCCCGCCTCATGAAGCAGGCACCAGGCAAGAACGCCACGCTGGCGGAGCGCCGTGCGGCTGCTATGGAATCGAAGGCCGCCCTGTCGGCGATGTCGTCGACGCGCCAGCAGTCCATCGCTGCTGACACCGGCAAGCCCGGCCAGGCGCGCGCCGCACTGGCCGACCGGCTGGGCCGCGGCGTCGTGGCTCGTCTTGAGCGTGCCGGCGTGCTTGTGCTGGACGACCGCAACGGCGGAACGTGGGACGGCACGCGCATCGGCATCGGCAACGTGGCGCCGGAGAACGCGCTGGGCGTTCTGCTGCACGAAGTCACCCACGCGAACATGCTGGACGTGCTGGGCGAGCAGGGCTACGAGCGCGCGCTGCGCGATCTGGACGCGCTGGAGGCTGCTGGCGACCCGCTGGCGCTGAAGGCGAAGCGCAGGGCGGCCAAGTCCGGCGAGACCGGCCAGCGCTTGGACGATGAGCGCATCGCGTACATGGTGGAAGAGGCGACCAATGCGGCCGCGCCGGCGCCGAAGGTGACCGAGTTTGTCCGCAGCCTGTTCTCCGCGTTCCGGCGCTGGGCCGCGACTTCGGCGGTGTTCCGCGCGCTGGAGAAGGTCGGCGTCGATCGCCCCGCACTGAAGCCGGCCGACTTCGCCGCGTTCGCGCGCAAGGGGCTGGACCGGATGGTGGCCGATGCTCGCAAGCCTGTCGGTTCCGCCGATGCCGAACGCATCCGCAAGCTGGAAACCCAGCTGCGCACCGACTACAAGACCGGAATCCGCAACCAGCGGGCGTTCGACGAGGACGCCGATCTCGGTTGGAAGGGCGTCGCCGCGATGGACATGGACGGCCTCAAGAAGGTCAACGACCAACTCGGCCACGATGCCGGCGATGCAGTGCTGCGCGCGCTGGCGAACGAGCTGGCGTCTGCCGAAACTACGGACGCCCGGTTCTACCGCCTGAGCGGTGCCGGCGACGAGTTCGCGGGCCGGTTCAAGACGCAGGCCGACGCCGATCGCATGATGACGGCGTTGCAGGAAGCGCTCGACGGCCTGCAGGTCGAGATCGATCTGGCCGACGCCGACGGCCGCGTGCGTTACTACACCTATCAGGGGATTGGTATCTCCTACGGCACTGGAGCCGACTATGGAACCGCAGACCGCGCCGCAAACAGACAAAAAGACGAACGACTCGCCGCTGGCATCCGAGAAGATCGTGGAACGAATGGGCCGTCTCGACGGATCGTCGAATCTCCCGCAAGGGAAGGTGGTCGCCGTTCGAGTGACCCGCCCGCAGTAGGGTCGCAGCGCAGCATCCCGGAAGGCGAGGACGCCGCACCCGCTGGCGCCGATCCGGTCGCGTTCTTCCACCTCGCGCGCATTGGCGCGTTCCACTACGCCGACGGCGCGCGCACGGAAGCCGAGTGGACGAAGCGCATGGAGGGCGACCTCGGCCCGGCTGCCGACCGCTACCGCAGCATGCTCCCCGACGCCTTCAAGGCATCCAAGGCGCAGGCGGATCGCGTGGCCAAGGGTCCGGAGACCGTCGCGGAAGCCGTGGAGGCCATCGGCGACCAGCGCCGCCCGCGCGACGTGAAGCGTGTTGTGCGTGCCGTGGTGGCCGAGGGCATGCGGGGTGAGGACGCCATCATCTCCGCGACCGCGCAGGCGCTGGACATGGACGACGCCGACGTGCGGACCCTGTTCGTGCAGTCGGAGAGCCAGGCGCGCACGCTGACCGAGGCGCAGGCCGAGCTCAAGGATCTGCGGAAGCAGCTCCGCGACGCGCAGAAGCCGGACCCGGAGACCCGCTATCAGGACACCCGCGCCCGCGACTTCCAGCGCCGCATAGCCGATCTTGAGGCCCGCATCGCTGCCGGTGACTTCGCGAAGACCGAAAAGACCGTTCACGCGCTGGACGAAAAGAACACACGGCTGGAATTCCAACTCCAGAAGGTCAAGTCCGAGTTCGCGTACTACGCGCTCGAAAAGGAGTTTTCCGAACGTGCGCCGCTGGCCAAGTTCACCGGGTACATCGGCGAGACGTTCTCGCTGTTGCGTGCGATCAAAACGTCGCTCGACCTGAGCGCGACCCTCATGCAGGGCGGAATGATGGTGGCCAACCGGCCGTACCTGCTCAAGCACTTGAAGGCGACGGTGAAGGCCGCATGGTCGGAAGAATTGGAATTTGAAACAAAAAAAAGAATTGAATCCGATCCTGATTATCCTCGGTTCAAAAAGCTTGGTCTTTATTTGCCTGGAACTGATGCGCAGCTAGAAAAAGCCGAAGAGGCGTTTGCAGGCCGGTGGATTCGCAAAATACCCACAATGTATGGCGGCGGATTGCTTCGAGCATCTGGTCGAAGCTACTCAACATTTCTCAATCTTATTCGTGTAGACACGTTTAAAAGCATGGAACAAAGCATGTCTCGCGATGGAAAATTTGATTTTGAAGATTCAAAAGCTCTCGCTAAATCCATCAACATCATGACCGGCCGTGGATCGCTGGGGCGTTTCGAGGATGCGGCAGGGTTCTTCAACATCATCCTGTTCGCAACTCGGTTCACAGCGAGCCGATTCCAAGTCTTGGCTGGGCTCCCGCTGACGAACACTGTGTTCGGCGGCGGCCCACGCGCGCGCAAAGCAATCCGGAAAGAGTACGCGCGCTACATGCTTGGAGCGGCAGCGTTCTATGCGTTCTATGCGCTGGTTCGTGATCCTGATGATTGGGAAGACGACAAGTCGGACGACCGCGATGCTATCGACAACAAACGGTTCGTCGAGTACGACCCGCGCTCTGTGAACTTTGGTTCGGTGAGGTTTGGAGAAAAAATCTACGTCAACCCGCTTTCAGGATTGTCTCAAGCGACTGTGTTTCTCACTCGCCTTTCCACGGGCGAAGAAAAGAAAACAGCATCCGGCGAGATCAAGCCGTTGCGCGACAACTATAGGCTGACCGATTACGCACCAGGTCTTGGCCAAGGCTGGTATCTCGGGGAAGTGAAGGGAGGCAAGACTACGCTCGGTGAGATGGGTCGATTCCTTCGGACCAAACTGTCGCCGGCTGTTGGTGCCGGCGTGAGCGTGATGCTCGGAACGAACATGATCGGCGACGAATACACGTGGGCAGATGTCCCGGCCGACCTGACCGTTCCGATGTCGCTTGGCGATCTGGTAGACACAGTTGAGAATCAGGGCGTGCCTCGCGGCATGGCGATCAACCTCGCAGCGTTCCTTGGGCATGGTCGCCAGTATCGGAAATCGGACGAAGAGAAAGCAGTAGAGGAAGAAAACGGGGTCGCCGGAGCGTTTGGCTTCGGCACCGCAGACCGCAGTACGGACGAACAACCATGAGCGAGACCATTATGGATATGAGCAGCGGCACGATCTTGGGAGGCCTGATCATTGCGGTGGCCGGCGTCTTGCTGGGCCAGTTCCTGAGCCGGTGGATGACGCGCGGCGACCAGGGGCAGGCCGAGCGCCGTGTGCTGGAAGCTCGCGTCACTGCCGTGGAGCAAAAGCTTCAGGTGCAGTGGTACGAAGTCCGCGAGCACGTCGGTCAGGGCTACGCGACGAAGGGCGACGTGGCCGCGATGACCAAAGAGATGCAGCGGCTGGCGCACATGATCGAGCCGATCTTCCGTCGCATGTACCCCGACGCGGCGGTGCCGGAATGAATACCGAACCGGCTACCGGCGAAGACTTCCAGAAGCTGATAAAGGCCGTCGGCACACTGACGGGCATGATGGAAGTGCTGATCTCCCATGCTGCGCGCCCACAAGCTGGCACGGTGCAGCAGGTGCTTGTGCCCCCGCCGGCTTCGGGCGAGCGGACAATCTGGCTGCTGGCGATGCTGGTCGTCGTGAGCATCGGCGCGACGGCGGTGTGCCTCGTCGCCGTGACCATGCTCGCCGGCCGCATCGATGACCAGCGCGCAGACCTGCAGACCGAGCGACTGAGCCGGGAAGCGACGGACAACTGGTCAGCCCAAGAGCACACGACAATCCGAGGTTACATCTGGACCGGCAAGATCGAACCGATGAAGCCGCGTCCGGGCCAACAAGAGCAGGTGAAGCCATGAGTGAAGAAGAAGAGATCGTCATCCAGCCGACGAAGCCAAAGAAGGTTCTGGGTTTTGCGCTGACCGCCGACCCGCTCAAGTGGTGGAAGAAGTGGTCGACATGGTGCGGCTGGGTCGCTGCCGGCTGCGTCGGCGCATTCGGCTTCTACGCCCTGTCGCCCGAGCGCGCGCAGAACGCGGTGCCCGACGCCGTGCTGATCACCATCATGGTGCTGGGCATGGGATCAGGCTTCGCGGTCGCGGTCGCAACGAAGGTCCGGCAGCCGCAGCCATGAACCCGTATTTCATCCTCGCCGGTGTACTCGCGCTCGTCGGCGCTTTCGGAGGGGGCTACTGGCGCGGCAATGTCGCCGCGTCGGATGCCTGCGAAGCCGAGAAAGGCCGGGCCGTCGTGAAGACGGAAGCCGCAGAGGACGCCCGCGACGAGAACATCGAAGCCATCGCCACTGCCGCGGCAACTGCTACCGCCGCCGCCATGAACGCAAACCGAGGTTCCACCAATGAAAGTTCAGAACGCATCCGCACCGTCGTTGTGCCTGGCGCTTGCCGTGCTGTTGGCCCTGCCATCCTGTTCGAGCTTCGGGCGGCCCGCGACGACGCTAACGCCGCGCTCGGAATTGGTGTGCGACCAGTCGCCACCGGAGCCGATCCCGCCAATCCCTGACGAGCACCCGGGGCTGGAGGCCGCGTTCCGCGCGGTCATCGGCCTGTACCGGAACGAGATCGTCAAGGACACCTCCGAGCGTTCATGTCGCGGCGCGGTGCGCAAAGAGAACGCTGAAGCCGCGCGCGCCGCGACCCGGTAAACCACTTCACCATCCACAAGGACCTGACCATGCCCACCAACTTTCCCACCAGCCTCGACGCTTTCGATGCCGTCCCAGAGAGCCAAGCCGCCGCAACCGTTCACCGGGAGCGCCACCAAAACATCGAGGATGCCGTCGAGGCGCTGGAGGCATCTGTCGGCGTTAACGGGTCAGCCGTTCCGACGAGCCTGCGCTTCTTGGTGGGCCAGCTCAACGGGCCTACCGGCGCGGGAGTGACCGGCTACACGCAGGGCGGGACTGGATCGCAAGACCGCACCGTGCAAGCGAAGCTGCGGGAGTGGGTCAGCGTGACCGACTTTGCTGGCGTCACTGGCGACGGTGTGGCGAGCGATCAGACCGGCTTCAATAGCGCGCTTGCGCTGGGGGTTCCGGTATTCGTCCCCTACACCGCGAACCACTACGTGCTGGCCACGCTCACGGATGCGAATCGAGGCCTGTTGTGGGGCCCCGGCCGGATCAAGGTTGCGGGCGTAGACACCCCGATCCCATCGCAGCCGCAAAGCTTGCAAGATGCCCAGCCCAGCGCTTGCGTAATCAAAAAGGAATGGGCGCCGGACAAGTGGCCGACTGTTGAAGCTTCGCTGCAGAATGGCGCGGCCTTCTACGACGTGATCCGTACGGGTGGTTTCGGCACCTACGGCAATTCGTTGAACCTGCTTCGCGTAGATGCCGCACTTCCGGCGGGCCAACTGGACACGGCAGAGACGGCGTGGGTGACCGCGACCAATCTGACGGGCGGGCAGGCGTTTGGGTCATGGTTCGGCGCAAACACTCCGGCGAAAGCGCTCGGGCAGACGTACTCAGGCGGCGCGGTGATCGGCCAAGAGGTCAACGTCGGCAACCGCTGGGCTGACTTTGGCCTCCAAACCGACATCGGCGGGACGCGCTATACCGTGGGCCTGCAGGTCGTGGCGGATGCGCTGCCGGCCAGCGACGGCGAGAACAACATCACGGTCACTGGGATCACCATTGCGTCTCCCGGCGTTGCTACGGTCACGGCTCACGGCTTCCCGGCGTGGACGGGCATCGTGTTCGCTGGCGCTGGCACGCTCCCGACAGGGCTCGTCAAAGGGGCGCTGTACTACGTTGCGTCGTCCGGACTGGCGACAGATACGTTCCAGATCGCAGCAACAGTCGGCGGCGCATCCATCAACACGACCGGCAGCTTCGCAGGCGCAATCACAGTGCGCCCGTCCTATGCCGGCTCGTTCGGCACGGTCACCGGGCGGTCGGTCTGGGCGCATCGCTGGTGGGTTGGCACGCTGTTGCGAGAAAACTCGATCATGGCGGGCGGCTATGGGCACTATGCAGCAGGCGGCACCATTGCAGCCATGGCCCCTGCGGCGTGGACGAAGGCGGTCGGCTACTGGGATCGCGGCCTTGACATGCGGGGCTGCCAGTTCGCGTCTCACGGTATCGACTTGCAAAGCGCGACCTATGGGACCGGGGCGGCGCTTAACTTCGACTTCACAGCGAGCAATGCGGCCACTGCAACGGCAGGAGGCATTGCATCGCCGGGCGGCTATCAAGGCTTCATCAAGCTGGCCATGAACGGCAATATCATTAAGGTCCCCTACTTCCAGAACTGACCATGCACACCATCCAGCTATCCGACAACGATATCGCGGTGATCTTCGACGCGCTTGGCGAGTTGAAATTGAAGATCGCCGGCCCGGTGTTCACGAACATCCAGCAGCAACTCATGCAGCCGACCATCGAGGATGCCGCTTACCATCAAGCCGTGGCCGACGCTGATGGTTGGGCAGAGCAGCAAGCATTCGAGGCCAATATCGAAAGGTGCCAGCCAATCGAAAACGCAGACACGAACGCTGCATAAAAAAAGCCCCGGACCAGTGCCGGGGCTTTTCATTTCACGCGATGCCGTATCAGTTCAGCGTCTTCTGCTCGCTCGCAGCCTTGGGCCGTTGCAGCGTCAGCACCAGCGTCTTCTTCTGCCAGCCGAACAGCACGCCGGCCTGGTGCTCGTCGGGGTAGACCGCAGCGGAGAACGTCACTTCCACTGCACCGCCGTCGATCGCCTTGAACTTGAAGGCTTTCAGCTTGGCGTCCTTGAACGTGAGCCCCTGGCCTGTTTCGAGCCCGGCCGACAGCATCACGGTGTAGCCCGGGAACTCGTCGTCCATCGTCACCGGCTTGATCTTCGGGTAGCGGACCTTCGTGCGCTTGTCGCCACCGAGGTCCATCGCCGTCTGCTTATCCTCGCCGACGCCGGGCTCTCGGAATAGGAACTCGATCAGCCCCTCGCCGAAGCACTGGATCATCGAGTGCGGGCCAGCGATCACAAACTTCAGGTCCGACGCCGGCACGTTGTCCTCGCCGTGCCGCTCGGTTCGGGTGTTGAGGTGGAACAGTTCGGCCTCGTGGTTTTCGACGGTGAACATCTGCGCGTCGAGGATCTGGCACGCGCTCGGGGACTTCTTCTTGCCGCGCGTGCCATCCAGCGGCGCTTCATTTGGGTCTGTCTTCGTCATGGTCAGAGTTCCAGTCGTTCGAGGATGTTCCGGCGCGCGTCGTTGTCCGCAAAGATGCGATCTGCGACCTCGTTCAACGCACGCACGAAATCGCTTTGCCCGCGCGTGCAACTGCTGGCGCCGCAGCCGTCGGTGTTTGGCGGAAGTGGCCTGAGGTACTTTTCGAGCATGCGGTGTCCGAATTGGGTGATGTCTTCGGCGGACTTGAGCGCGTATGCGATGCGGTCCAGCGCATCCGACACGGGCGGGGATTCTGCCGGCGGGGATGCCGGAGACAGCCCGCACATGTTGACCAGCTCGTCCAGACCGCCACGCTCTTCGGCAAAGTGCAGCACGCCACTACGCTCGGGCTTGGACAGCAGGTCTTCCAGTCGGCGGCCCAGTGCGTCGCCGATGCTGCGGCCGATGTCCTCGGCGGTGGGCTTCGGCTGACGCTGCGGCTTGGCGGCGGGCTTCTTGGCGGTGCGGGGTTTGGTCTTTGGTGCCATTGTTTTCTCCAGTGGTGAAAGAGGCGCCCCGGACCAGCGGCGCCGGGTGGGTCAGAACAGGCCTTCCGGCTTGGCGGCGGCACGAATCAGCCACATCGCGCCCTGCTGGAGATTCGTGCGGGCGAGGCTGAGCGCGCGGCCGTCGCAGCCGAGGGCTTCCCCTTCGGCCAGCTTCGCTTCGACCTGCTTGCCCAGCTCCTTGATGCTGTTGATGTAGTCGCTGGTCGCCTGATCGAACTTTCGGTAGCCCTGGATCGCCGGCTGCATCGGGTTCTGTGCCGGTTCGGCTGCTGCGGTGGTGGTGTCGTTCTCGGTCATGTGGATCCTCGTGGTGATCGCGCTACCGGCGCGGGCGGGCGGCTGGGCCGCGGGTGGTCAGGGTTCGATCCCTGCAGCGCGCATCTCGGCGTGCCGTTTCTTGTGACAGGGCTGGCAAAGCCAGTTCACGTCGAGCTTGCGGTCGTAGCTTTCGTGGTGGGCGTAGGCATCCTCTCGTCCGCATTCGCTGCAAGGCTTGCGCACAAGCCGACCGGCCTTGATCGCTCTGGCGACCGCGTTATGCGCGGCGGATCGCCGCTTGTCTTCGTTCCGCCACTTTGCCGTGTGCTCTTTTGCCAGCTTGATCCGCGCAGGGTCTTTTGCCCGATCCCTGTCGTACTTGCGGTAGTAGTCGAAGTGTTCTTTCCGCTTTGCACGGATCGCGGCTTTGTGGCATTCCTTGCACCGGTTCAGTAGGCCATCCGCCATCTTGGGATGAGCGTAGAAATCGGTGAAGGGTTTCGCTTGCTGACAGAGGATGCAGGTTTTCATGCCTGCATCCTACCTCGTTTCTTAAATGATATTCAACCCGTTCTAAAAGGGCGCGTCGTCATCGCTAAAGTCATCCATCGGCGCAGGTGCCATCGGTGCCCGGCTTCTGTCGGCGTTGGAGCTGCGCCCCTCGCTGCGGGCGGGCTTGTCCTCGCGCTTGCCGCCGATGAGGGTTACGTCCTGGACGTCGATCTTCAAGTAGGTCTTGCCGTCGTGCTCGCGAGTGGACAGGGAGCCGGTGACGCCGATCTGGTCGCCCTTGGCGATGTGCGCGCCGACCTTCTCGCCGCGCTCGCCCCACATGGTGCAGTCGAACCACAGGGTTTCCTTGTTGTCGCCCCAGCCGACGTTCACGGCGACGGACCACGAGGTGGCGAGCCGGCCCTGCCCGACGGTTTTGGTGGCAGCGTCTTTTCCGACTCGGCCGATGACGTTGATGGAGATCATGCGGCCACCGCCTGCGAAGACAGCTCGCGCTTCCGCGCCAGCAGCGCGTCCTCGATGACGTTGATCGGACAGCCCGCTGTGAACACGCCGGCCAGCTCCTCGACCGGGCGCGGGTTGTGCTGGGAGTGCTTCAGCGCGCAGACGTTCGTCGTGCCGCACTGGGCGACGTACACGCCGAACCGGCCGCCCTCGCCGCGCATGGCGCGCTGCACGAAGTCGGCAACGTCGGTGAAGGTGTTGGTGCGGAGGTTGATCCGCCGGGGACGGTGGCTCATGGGCAGGGTTCCTTGGGGTTGGTGGACAGCAGGATATCGGTCCAGGTGGCGACGCGCGTTTCCAGCAGGGCCACGCGCTCCTCCATCTGCTCGCATTCCGAAACGGTGACGCCGCTCGGCACGATGAGTCCGCCGGACTTCGGGTGGTAGGCCACGAAGTCCAGCCAGCCGAGATGCCCGACCCACTGCGCCCATCGGCACTGCCAGCGGTACTCGGCGGGGATCTTGCCGGTGCGGCGGACTTCCATCCACGCCATTTCCAGCGGGCACTTCGCCTCGACGGCGCCGGCCTTGTCGAGCGCCAGGCCGTCAGGCGACCACGCCACGTTTGGCACGTAGGCATGCTCGACGAGGCCGCATTCGGTGATGACGAAGCCCTTCTCGAAGGCGTACCAGTCGCGGGCCTCGGGCTCGGTGACGTTCCCGCGTTCCATGGCCGCGGACTTGAACCCTCCCTCGATGGGGCCGTAGATGCGCTCCCACGCGACGCGCTTGACCAGCTTCGCGAGACCGTCCGTGTCCAGTCCGCCCATGATTACCGCGGCCGCGGATGCGGTCCACTTGCCGGCGCGTGCGTCGTGCCACGGTGGCGTCCCCTGCACGAGGTCGAAGTGGAAGATGGGATTCATGCCTGCGGAGCCTTCAGCGCGTTCTGACGCTGCGCCCAGCGCGACCGGATGTTCCGCAGCGCCATCGGCGGGATGCTGGACGCCTTGATCTCGTCAGCGATCGCGGTCAGTGCATCCAAGTCCGTCGCCTCGTCGATCTGTTGGAACCACGGCGCGAGGTCGTAGGCTGCCGGCTCCGGCTCGTCCGCTTCGTCTGGATCGCCACCGATGGCGGCCTCGTGCGGCACGACGAAGGTCAGGTAGAACATGTTGCGCTCGGCGACGGACGTGGCCTTGCTGACCGCCTTGTCCTGGCCGTCGTTCGCCTCGCCGAAAAACGGGCCGACGACCCACTGCGATCCGTCGTGGATGCTGGTGAAGGTGAAGGTGCCGGACAGGCTGACGTTGTACGTGGTGCCGCCACTCTTGGTCTGTCGGGCTTCGATCACCTTGTCGGCATAGGACGGCGCCACGATCAAGCCGTGCTTGACCAGCAGCGGCGAGAACGCCAGCAGCGCGTCGTCGATGCCTCGGAAGTTGAACTTCTGCTCTTGGTTGCGCCGTTCCTTCGCGATTCCGGACGTGCCGATGTCGGCCATGACGCGGGAAATTGCTGCGTAAACTTGCGGCGGTGCCGGCTGCGTCGCCGTCATGCCGGTCTCTGTGTTCGTGGTCATGCGTGTCTCCGTTGGTGGATTGAAGAGGGTGGCCGGTGCTGATCTCCGGCTTTGACTCGTTTACCCGCGACGTGTCTGGCGTCGGCCCATTGCTGGGAGCGGCTCGGTTTAACCTTCCGCCAGCGCATCAGCCTGCGCGTTCACCCTCACGACTGCGGCCTGTTCGGTATCAGCCGGCCGATTGCTTACCGTCCCTTTCGGGCCGAACAAGCCGCATGCGTCAGGGTGCCGGTTACGTCTCCGGCGCGGACTCTCACCGCCGTGTTGTTCCAGCATTGCGGCTGCTGGTGGCCGGGCGCATCTCTGCACGGGATGTTCGGTTGTTACGCTTTCCAGCCGTAGACGGTCTCGCCGAATTTGATCAGGCCGGCTTTCGTCTTCGCGCCTTCGTCGGTGACTTCGGTGACGGTGACCCAGCCGGCGGAGGTCTTGATCTTCTGGCCGACTTTGATGCTGCTGCTGAGTTTGAAAGTCATGACGCTCTCGTTTGTGTTGGTGTACTAGATAAAACGCAGGCCACTCGGAAAACCGGCCAGCTATTCGTCAGACTCTTCGTCGTCCAGCGGAGTGTCGCTCTCTGCCGCCTCAGTGAGCGCAGCGCGGGCGTAGCGCTCCATTGCGTTCAACAGGCGGTGCGCGTGTGAATCGCGATGTGCCTGCGTGGCACCCATGCTGGCCTCGGCGACGTGGTGCGCGATGTCGGCGATGAAGCTGGACTCGTCGCCCTTGCGGAATGCTGCTTTGATGGCGTCGGCGATTGCCTCACAGATCACGCCGGAGTCCTGCATCCCTGCCGCGACTTGGGCCAGAACCTTGTCTGCGCGGCTCACAGCTCACGCTCCGGCATCGACTCGGTGCGGCCGCACGTGTTGCATTCGAGGTACAGCGGCACGCGGCGCACGCCGAAAGCATGGTCGAACGAGTCGTCGCATACGCGCATGTCGCACTCGCCGGCCGGGCAGCAATCGTCGTCGTCGGTGTCTTGCGCCTGGGTGGTGGTCTGGTTGTTCATGGTTGCCCTTGCCCTGTTGACCCCGTTGCGGGGTGAATGTGTTGCCCTATGCCAAGTAAAACGCAGGGCCGTGAAAATCCGGCCAAGTTCCCGACGAACGGTCAAAAGAAAAGGCCCCGGGAGAATTCACCGGGGCCTTGGGGTAGCGTCACTGGCGGGGCGGCCAGGGGGGCGTTGACGCTGGCGGCTGGGCAGCCTAACCTTGTGGCTGTGAACGCAAGGCTGGATGAATGGTACTGGGCATACCATTCAAAGTCGAGACCATCGGTCAGACCAT